GCACAAAAGAAAAAGCGGTTTATAAAACAAAACAATTAGTAGAGGAAATTGATTATAAGGTTCACAAAGATGTGAAGCTTCAAGGATCAAAAACAGGGCAAAAAATAAATCAATATTTATTTACAAAAGATGGATTTAAACATTTTTTATTAATGTCGAATACTAATAGAGGACAACAAATAAGAAATTATTTTATTGATGTTGAAAAAAGATATGGAAGAGAAATTGCACAAGCAACACCAATAGATCAAGTTATATCAAAAGTTATGGGTGCATTTGATGAGATCAATAATCAATTACAAACACAATCTTTTGCTAATACTGTAAACACTCAAGCCATAACTGAACATACACAAGAAATAATTGACCATGAGCAAAGAATACAAAAATTAGAAAAAAGTAATATTAATAAAATAAGAACGAATCCAAAAAAGCACGATAAACAAATATGTTTTAAGACTGTTAATGAATCTCCTTACAGCAGTTGTTGTCCTTGTTGTGGTGAAAAAACATCTGAATGGGAGATAGATCATTGGTTTCATAGAAGCAATGCAAATATTGACGCAATCTGGCCTGTGTGTAGAGCTTGCAACTCAAAGTTAGGTGCTGGAGGTGATGACATGAAAGGAACATTTAGACATGAAATGAAAAACAAGTTCACAGCTTTTCAAGAATTTCGCAAAATGCAAAATCAGCCAAAATTAATTCAAAAAGAATTATTTTAAGCATAAAGCTTTTGTAATTGTTCAAGAGTTCTTTCGCTTCCATCTGTTCTTATCATTTTCCGCAAAGCTGCTTGTCCAGAGCCTTCTCTCTTTGCAAGCTTTTTAAAAAAATTTACTTTTCCTTCATTTCCTAAAGTTTTTAATTGAAGTTCTTTATCTTGATTAAGTAACCAGTTTCCATATGGTGTTCCCTGCGGCACTCTCCCTGTAATACTTGGCCTTGTATCAAGTTTAGTTACTGGCGGCTTTTTAAGGTTTGGATATTTCTTTTGCAGACCATCAAAGTCAACAACAGGGACAGTAGTTGATCGGCAATTAAAGTGTTGAGGTGGTGTAGGGCCTTTGTTGTAATCAAATATCTGACCATCTAATCTTCTACATATTGGACTTGTCCTTGAATCTAGCGTTGCCACATATTCATATTTTGGTGCAATCTTTTTATTTGCTGCATATACAGCCTGTGATGCTTGATTTGTAACCTGATTTACAGATGTTCTGACAATAGTTGAAATCTGATTGTTAGCTACTTTTGTTAGCTCTCCTCCAGCAAGAGCCAACTGCTTAACAGATAAGGGGCCAAAGTCTGCAAACTCAAGCCTACCAACAAGTCTCCTAGTAATCTGATCTAGTGACTCACCAGCAAACACTCCTGATCTGACAGCTAAATCTAATCTCTCTGCCGAAGATTCTGCTAAACCTCTAAATGCTTTGCTTACTGTTGTGCCATTTGGCAGCCTGATTGCAGCCCCTTGTGTAGCAGTAAGACTAAATTTACCAGAACCAAAATTAACAAAATTATCTTCTGTAAAAGCTTTACTTGTAAAAATATTTACTTTTGATGGGTCAGTCATTATCACTGACTCTGCATACTTTGGACTTATCGCAACACTGTTTATAGGCACATCACCAGATACTGTTACCTTTTTCAATTCGTTTTCAATAAAATCTTTTTGTAATATCGTTACCCCTTGAAGTTCTTTTTTGAAATCAATCGCAGATTTAGTTGACCATGTTGCAAGACTATCCTTAGATTGTTTAATTATTGCTCTAAGTCTTTTCCTTGTTTGAGGTGCTATTACTACACCAGCATCTGCCGCTTGCTGTCTGAGGTCTATCTGTTTTAGTTGTTTAGCTGCATTGACTATTATTTCGTTGTAAGTGACAGCATATTTCTTTGCAACAGAATTACTATACCTATTTAGATCAATAGTTTCCCTAAAAAATACCTCTGGAGTGTCCATCTATCATTCTTCCTCTTGCTCCTCTGGCTCTGAATCAGGTTCTTCTGGTGGCTCTACTTCTGTAAGACCTCCCTGCTGTGTGCCTTCGATCTCTTCCTCTACGTCAAAGTCATCACCAAGAACCTCACCAGCAGATAGTTGATTTAACAACGTTTCCTGAGTAATAGTCCCAGCAGTAAACAATGTGAGCAATGATGTTATCTCCTGTGGTTCTAGTCTTGCACTTACAAAATCTCTGTTAACAAAGCTACTGCCAGCATTAGGTTCATTGAGATATTCACTGTGAAACTTAAGGCAGTTATCAATCAGGTCTTGCATCTGCTGTGCAATTACCATCATTGTGCTGTCATTCTGTGACCTATCTATCCTCTTAGCCTCTGCTGACTCACCTACAAGTTTCTGTCCAAGCACTGCCGCCAGTGAAAGTGTATTGATCTGCTCTGCAATATCTTTCAGTCTTGTGAACTGGCTGTCATAGCTATCACCAGACGGGCTGATATATTCCATGCGAGACTCAGGTGGCAATGATAGTGCCTCATTAGGGCCTGTTGTTATCTCATCTGCATTTGGATAACCAAAGACAGCAAGCATAGGAACAGAACTGATATGCAAAATGTTATCCAAGTCAGACTGTATCTGATAATGCTTGAGGTTTAGTTCTGCAATGTCATACAAAGGGCTGCGGCTTTCGTAGTAACCAACTCTGTTTGAGTAAGCGATAGCAAAGGGAATCTTGTCCTTAAGGCTCATTTCACCTTCATCAAATAATTTATATTCATTCTTTTTGTCATCTTTTCTGTGAATCTCATATCTGCCCCTTTCCAATACTCTGATCTGTTTAATGATCTTGTCACCATACTTTCCATCTGGCTCAACAACCTGTTCTAATAAACGTAACTGTGTGAGTTGCCTTACACCATCTATGATCTCAGACCTAAATCCTAGTATGTCTTTCGGTGTATATGTCACCCAATATGGTCTGGTTTTGTCCCCTTCCTTCGGTGCATCTACTAATACTCCAACATGACCAAAGCTGATTGCTAGTCTTGCTGTGTTGTATAACCAGACATTGAGATCATTACCCTCAAGGTCAACATCAAACAACTGTTCTCTTACTAAGTCAGATACATCATCAAGTCTTACTGGCTTCCTGACCAACATACCTGACAACATCTTTTCAATACGCTGCAAATATGGCACTACTGTTGATCTACTTAGCCTTACGTCATAGCTATCATCTGTTTCTCTTGCTTCCTGTGGCAAATACTTTCTATGTTCACTCCTGATCTTGTATGTTCCTTCCTTTAAATCTGTAATCAAATCCCAGAATTGAGCCATGCGTTGATAGGCTGCATTAGGGCTGGCAACTGTGGTAGCAGCTTGTGTTATGGGCTGATTGTAAATATTTAGTGAGCTATACACAGTTTTGCCTCAATACTATCATGTTCTTAATATATTCTAATACCTGTAGCTTTGCCCGACCTAGCAAATAATGGATTGAACTCACGCCATACAAGATAACCTAGAGCATCAGCCATGTGGTCATAGCCTGATTCTTTGTCTGGTTCTCCCTTTTCTGTGTATGACTGAAGTTCCATTGATTCAATTAGCTTTCTGCAACTGGCATGGATTTGTAAACGGCTTTCCCCTTTGCCGTTACATAATAGAGCCTGTACGGCAGAAATCCTGTCTCTGACTGGTGGGTTGCTGCGTGGGCTTTGATTGCTGAAGCCGTATCCTTCAAGAATCTGAATGTCCGTCTGACTTGCATTAGTACTTCTGTTGCCTCCACTTGCATCTGGATATATGTAAATCTTATTCATAGGGTATCTGGCTTTGATCTCTTGGGCAATGCTATCTGTATCGTGGCTACCACTTATCTCATCAAATATTAACAATTTTTGATTTTGGACAATACCGATCACTGCGTTCATGTTTCCTATGTTGAAGTCCATGCCCACTCTTAATGGCTCTAGTCCTATCTCTGGCTTAACAGTAATGACATTGTTTTCTCTGGTAAAGCGATCATATACCTGACCTGTAGTTAAATTGACAAACTCTCCGTTCAAATAAGCCTGTAACATTGACGGATCATAATTGGCTTGCATACGTTCAATGAAGTCATCAGGCAAAAATTTGTTGTCTTGAGTTCGCATCTTGATTAGCTGCCTATCTTTTCTTTCCTTTGCTTCATCTGTACCAAAGGTGTTATATAGCCACCTAAATCCCTCTGGTGTACTAGCTGCGGCAAACTGGCGAACATTACCAGCCCTTAACCTACCAAGTATCTTTGGAAATGCTTTATCACAAATAGCTGGGGAAACAGTATCTATTTCATCAACAAGTACATGGCTGAGATTTAAACCAATAATTCTAGTGTAATTTTCGAATGATCTACAAAGTAACTTGGAATCTCCTTCTTGGAAGTGCAAAGTATAGTCTGGAAGCGGTGAAGCTCTGAATGTGTAAGGTATTTCATAGTGTTCAAGGAACTGTTCAAAATCTGTTTGCCAGATGTCTCTGATTAAAACATTAGTTGGTTCTAGGATTGCACCAATAAACCCTATATTCTGGGCTGCAAGTTTAACTGCCACACTGCACAAGGCTCTTGTCTTACCAGCACCATATCCAGCAGATAAACCAACAATCTCAGTCTGGTTATCAAAGAACTGTTGCTGTGCCTCATGTAAATCACCCCTGATCTTATCTAAAAGCTCTCCAGTATCAATGTCAGTGTAGTGACTACCTATGTGATCTAAGACTGAACCTTCTCTATTTAATATGCTCAAGACATCACCTGACCAACTTTTGCCATTGAGTTTATGCAGCCCAAAGCAACTGTTAACTGGCCTGATTTTCTAGCCTCTTTTGCCAGTGATGCGTATTGAGCTAGAACTTCAGCCGTAAATTGTCTGCGGTCAATATCAAAGTCTTGCTTTAAGATCACAGTTGCCTCTTGGATGTATCTATCTATAGTTCTTTGAGCCACACCCCACTCAGTTGATGCAAATTGACTTATTTCTGATCGAACAGTGCCAACAGACAAAAGCTTTGCAACTTTGTTCACTCTGAACTCATGCTCATTCTTGCTAGTTCTGCCGTTAGACACTATGGGAATATGGTTTTTATTATTCTAAATGTAGCGTCAATCGCTGGATTTTGTCGATTTACTTTGTTTTTCCCAGCTATTTTTTAGGAATATTAATTCATCAATTCTTTTTCTTAATGCCTTAATGCGGTCATTGTTGAAGGAATCAAAGTCTTTATTTTTCATTCTTCTATCCAGCCTCTGATACATACCCAGCCTTCAGCAAATTTATATTCATAAAGCCAGCCAGTATAAGGATTAGTCCAAACTTTACCTACTTTTTCCCAAGAATTGTTAATTTGTTGCCACCTCCAAGCTGGCTCTGGAAAAATGTCTTTGAAGTATTCTTCATATTTCATTTTAAAAAGGCAATGTTGATTGACTGAAAGATTCTTGTTTTTTTGGCAAACACCAAAGATGTTCTTTCTTTCCATAGTTACCCATTACAAAGTCTTTTGTTTTTTCTAATTTGCCATCATCAGATAAGTTTGTCATAGCTCTTCTTATTGATGTTATAGGGCAGTTTAATCCTGAGATAGAAAGAACCATTGATGGGCTAAGTGGTCTTTCATACTGCTTGAAACAGTTTATGATCTTCTGTTCCTGTGTTTTAGCTTTTGATTGTGACCTAGCTAGTTCACTAGGGTTTTCGTTGATTGTGTTATAAAAAGTCATTACTTCTCACCCCTTATTCTTGCCCATCTTTTTTTCTGTCCAGTTGCTACAGCAAAATCATAACCATTATCAAAAATAGCTTGTTTTGTTTTTTCTGGATCATACATATACCTTTGTAAGTAATGATCTCCTGTAAAGTAGTGAACACCTTTTTTTAAAATACCCTTTTTTCTAAAGCTATGAATCGTGTGAGAAGAAATACCAATTATTTTCTCTGTTTCCATACCGTTATATAAACCTTTTTCTGCAAAATGTTCTTTAGTCCTCATGTTTAGGTATTTTGAATAATCAGCAGGGACATATTGAACAGGTTTTATTAGGTTGAGATACTCTTTCATCACTTCATTGTTACGTCTTGAATTATAAGCAAGCTTGCCTTTCCAACCACCAGAGTCTAAAGAAATTAAAAACTTATATCTTCTTTGCAAACTAGGATGAGTAAATTTATAAGTTGGATAATGATTAAGTCTGGAATCAAGATAACCGTCAAGTGCAATTTTTAAATATTTAATTTTTAATTGAATCCATTTATCAATATCAGTTTTTTTCCAATAGCAATGGTCAACGCCACCAGTACCTTTTTTTTCTAATTTTCTTGAAGGTTTTGGAAGCCAGTTTTTGCTTAATTGAACACGAATGTACTCCAATTCATATCCAGTAAGTTCTACCAAATCAGCAGCAGAGTATTCGTCAGACATTTTTTCTTCACTTGGATCAAAAGAAATATGTCCTGTTATGTCAAATTCTTTTTTTAAGATTTGCCTTATCCACTCTCTACCAACATCAAATCTGTCTGCAATTTTTTGAAGTGTGTATCCTTCTTTTCTCATGCGTAAGATGATTTCGTTTCTTACTTGTTTTAGCTCTGGTGTAGTTGTGTAATGATTTTTCATAATGATTTGATTTGAAAGTTTGCTAGTTGGTCTTTTACTTTTTGTGCTTCTGGTGGAAGTGCAAATTGTTGGTTTTTTATATTTTTTTGTATGAGCTTGTTCATAAGCTTTTCTGTTTTAGTCCAGCTTTCTTTTCTCATGTTGTGTATATCTCGAACAATGTCTATTGGTATATTGACACCAACATTGTTTCTTATGTGACCATCTGAATCTCTGTATCCATGAGAGATTATCTGACCATCTATGTCATATTGTGGGTTAGCTGCATTGCAATAACATATGAGAGCTAAATCCTGACCAGAGAACCGCCTTCCCTTGTCATCAATGTCATAGTCTGGTAAGTGACTGTTTATAAGTTTGTCTGAATTATTGATTATGCCTGTATCATTGCAAGCATAACAAGTGTATTTTGGTGCGTTAAAAGTAACTTCTCGATCAACAGCAGACCGCTTGTAATTCTTCATGGGGTGTTAAAAGGGTGTGTTTTGTTTGGGTTTTCCTAATGTAGTTGCATTTTTAGATACTGTCAATAGATATTGTTCATATTGACCATTTTTAAGATAACGAAAACAATCAGGAAATAATGGTGTGAAGTTATCATTCTTTAATTGCTTTGATCTGGCTCTTATATCGGCCTGTAAGCAGTCAAGTATCTTTTCCTGTGTCTTTTTACTTAACTTACTAAATTCGGCTTTAGCAAGCTTTTTAGATTGTGATACAACACGCATTGATGTAGGTATCTTTCTGTAAGCTTCCCAGAATGGTTCAAAAAAAGAACTAATAGTTTTATAGTTATTTGTTTTAGTTATATTGTTTTTCTTAGGGTGTAGCTCTGACACCACCCCAGTGTCTCTCTGATACCCCCCTAGTGTCTGTGTGACACTACCCCCAGTTCCTGTGAGATACCGCCCATTGATAGCTGGGTCTGGGACAGGAAGTGCCTTACATTGCTGCCAGATACTGACTCTATAGCAGTTTGTCTTTTGATTAAATTCATCAATCCTATATTGTTTTTGTAGTAATCCAAGCTCTACTAATTCATTAACAGTCCTGATAACACTTGATCTGGACATCTTTGCGTCTTTGGCGATTGTTGCATAACTAGGCCAAATGTTTGGATAATAGCTCTGTAAAACCCATATTACTGTCAGTTGATATGGTGTTACTTTGCCCTTTAATGCTGTTGGCAAAGCTATAAATGGGGTATTCTCTGGAATAAAACTCATTTTTTATGGAATATATTATTTCTGTTAAAGGCATGGAGTCTGCTCCGCAGGGAAGCAAAAAACACGTTGGCAATGGAATAATGGTTGAGACAAGTAAACGTCTAAAATCATGGCGAAAACAGGTGGAAATGAGGGCGAAGTTGATTGTGACCGATATAATATTAGAACCAGTTGAAATAGAGGTAAGTTTCTTTTTTAAAAGGCCGCAAAAGCACTATCTCCCAAATGGTATGGTGCGTCAAGCTGCCCCTGTATATATC